GCCAGAATAATTATTACGAGTAATAACTACGTCGTGGTATATAGCAGTAACCTCTAACTCCTCACCCTCGCTATATTCTGTATGTTCCAAGACTTCTACTGCTGGATTTTCTACAAGTGCGGTGAGCTCTATATCAGTAAGTCTTCGATACTCTTCCCTTTCCTTCTCTTCATATTCATCCCACCAGACTTTAACTATACCATTCTTGGATAGTAACGCATCAGTGAACCAAGAATAAAGTATTTCCCAACCAGGGTTATCCTTTGTGAAAACGTAGTTCACATAGTCTGTAGCCTGCTCTGCCATCTTGACATCTTCTGGGCCATGAGGAGTGAACTTAACCATATCATCACCCGCCGCAAATACTCTCATCAGGGATGGCTTAATCCACTCAATCGTATCCTGAACCGTCGAATCAACATATTGACTGCGACCTTCAACTTCATTGCCAAAGGGTAGGCCATAGTAATACTTCATTGCCATTTCGCGCTGAGAAGAGATTGTATCCCCCATATAGCCTAAAGAGTCCGTTATTTCCCCACGGATTCTAGTTACTAGGTCTTCTTCAGTAATTTTTTCTTTAGCCATTAAATGATTCCATAGTTTTTATACTCGACATCCTTAGTCCATTCAGGGTCATTGCTGGATACAGCAAACCTCACAGACATAGCAGCGTATCTGGTAGCACTCATAAGGTCATCACGGAAGGGTACTATCTTCCCTCCTTTTCGATGATACATTCTAAACTCTTCCCACCAGTCTCCTAGCGTGGAAAAGACATGAAACTTTCCATCTTCCATTTTCTGAAGGATGCTCATAATCCCTACCTCTACTGAGTTACCGCCTTTCTTCTCACCAAGAGCCGGTGGGTTCTCAAAATGAAACGGTAGGAAGTTACACCCTAAATTCCTATACTGGTCAGCAAGACCAGGGTTACCCATAGCATCCTTTCGGTAACCATCGTGGGGCCATGCGATAGGGATATACTGAGGTCTTGTCTGTATCGCTGAGGCATGTGTAGCGGGTGCAGCCTTTGCCTGACGGTAACAGTCGTAAACGTAAAGTTCATCCTCATCTCTATCCCACGCCATCCATACACAAGCGGTAGGATGGTCATAACCAAAATCTATACCGCATATCCGGGGCCAGTGGTCTTCCAACTGTATAGGATCGATAATCAACTTCTCTTCCATTACAGGAAAGACCAAACCTGAACCAATCGATGGCCTACCGTATCTCCTCATTTCCCTTTCGTGAGGGGCGTAAGAAGACAGGATTTGCTGCATTACCTGCTCATTCAGATGCCCGTTGTTACCGTTCATGGATATAACGGACTCTGACGCATCGTCCCAAGTTGCATTGACTAATGATTGGCCAGGTTGGATATTATTCATAAAAGAGGCTACGGTTTCAGTCATCCCGCTTTCCGGGGTGAAGGTCATGTAGACCATACCTTTCCTGTCTAGGGTTCGTGTCACGGCCTGAGAGTAAATATCCCTGGGTGGTTCCTCGTCCAACCAGATACAGTCTACACTCCGACCCTGCCACTTTTCCTGGCCCATCTCATAAGCCTTAAAGAAGAGAGAACTGTTGCCGCCAGCCGCGTGCCTAATAAGGGCAACACTCTTTGCATTAGGAACGCCGGGTTTTCTCTCAGTCTTTTCTATCCTACCTTTGGGTACCGTACCGGTTCCAAAAGCGTCGGGATCGTCAGGTGATCCTAGCAACTCGAACTGGACAATATCTCTAGTCGTTTCGTTTGAGATACCGCCAGCCCATGCAACAATCGGTCTATTGTACCGCCTCCCAGTCCACCATTCAGGATACAAGCCGGTGAGGTGGTAACTTAATTCCATGCTACCGCAGTAACTCTTTCCTATGCGGTTAGCGGCCATCAGGAGACGTTGATTGGCTCCTGAACCAGTTTCGTGAAACTTTAGCTGGTACGGGTAGGGATCGTATTCCTCGATCCTGTTAAATCTTCTGCGATCCTGTAACTCGCGTAAGAGCTCTACCGCCCTAGTGTCGTGTGCCAAGGAGAGCATCGAGCTCCTTCTGGATTTCCTCGCTAGACATCTTCTCTACTGTGGTAACTTCCGTCTTTTCGACAGGCTTGAGTCCGGCCCGGTCTAGTATATCCTTGATTGCGCCTAGTTTAACAGACTCAGATGTGGCCTCCTCCATAAGAAAGCGTAACTGAGACAGTGCGCCAGGAAGCATATCGGAGATAAGTTTCCCGGTTCTCTCTGCTATTTCACTAGCAAACTTGTTTTTAAGCTCATATCCCTTCTGTTTGGCGGAGTTCTCGCTATATCCCGCCATGATCGCGGACCTTGTAGCATTTCCCGTTAAGCAGTAGGATTCAACGAACTTGTCTTGCATTGCGCTCATCCTCATCCTCCACCCGTAAGTGATGCCATTCTTCTCATAATTGCAATCCTATTCTCATCCCACCATTTCTGTCTTGCCATCCCTTCTTCAGACTGAGACATTCTTCTAGTCATACTGTCCAATGCTCTTTGTATTCCTTTATCTGCCGTGGTTGGAACTGTTGATCCTGAATACCTTTGCCCTCCTCCCTGGATTTTTGATTTCCCTCTTGGGATAGGAGCTTCCATAGGTCTCGATATATCTTGACCCGATTGGAGATGCCTCGGCTTCCTGCTATAATTTCTTCCTAAATAAGCGTCTATATAGCCATGAGAAGCAGGGTGAGTAGTCGGTATACCATGCCTAGCATATCCTTCATGCCCTAATTCATGCCCAACTGTTTCGCCACGCGCACTAGGAAAAGCAGGATTAATCACTATTCTCTTGTTTTGTCCACTCCGATGTTGACCAAGGGTTGTGCCAGACCGCCCTGGTGTAGTCCTGCGTATGTCACCAAGACGCATATCCCGCATAGGCATGAACTCACCGCCTTCCTGCAATAGCCCAGCCAATTCAACCGGGCCTAGATTGCCTCGCTTTCTTGCCCGCATCGCATCGCGAATAAAGCCCAACTGTTGTGGACTTAATGAGCCTGCATCCCAGTTAGCCAAAGAAAAGAGCCTGTTCCTTCTTTCTGCGGTTATGAAGTCCTTCTATGAACTTCCCCTTGCTCTTGACCCAGCCCTGCTCCTTAGAGAAAGCCTGCTTCCTGAACTCGTCCATATCACCGGCGTTTAACGCCTTTAGAGCCTTGCTCTTTTTGAATGAGCCTTGCCCTACATTGTATACGAGTGATGTCAGTGCAGCCTTCTGATTTGCATTGAGATCAGCCGTAACCACTCCGTCTAACCAATCGCCTATGTCCTGCACCTTACCCATAAGCCAGCCACGTTCCTTATCTGATGAGGTAGTCTCACCCTTCTTAGCCTTCCTGCCATATCCTATACGACGTGTACCCACATCATCAAATGGCTTATCACGAAATCCTTCCCAATCTGCGATCTTGTCTAATGCAACCTGACTATAGGAAACAGGGGCTACGCGACCTTCCCTTACTGGCCTCTCTAGCCGTCGAGGGGCAACATCACCTCCTACACCTGATTCAGTTCTTCCTCCGGGTAGTATTCCGCCGACAAAGCCTCTAACCCGATCCATCATGCTTGGCTCTGGCGGAGCCTCTCCTCGGTTAAAGCCTCTCCATTGATAGTAGTCATCACCTACCGGACTCCTTCGTCGAAGAGGAAGTGTCGGCTCTTGCCTAGGAATATCCAATACAGGCTCAAGGTCCATCTGGGGCTGATTCTGGATATTAGCCCATTGCGTTAAGGCACTCCCACCTGCGGGATCATACTGAGCTCCACCTTTGAATGCAGCCAACTGCTCTGCTGTGATGGCAAGTTTCTTCTTGCCATTATCCCAGAAATAGGGAGAACCAGCGGCTTGTGCCTGGGCTATTGTGGTAGGTTGTACTAGCATTATTTTTTACTCATTTTCTTAAAGGTCTGCGCTAGTCTGGCTCTGCGCTTAGTAGTCTCATTGTATTTGGAACCTTTCTTCAGGACGTGTCTCGCAAAAGCCTGCACGGACATACCCGCCTTCTTGGCCTGAGCTGTAAAAGCCCCGGTCTTGAGATCGGCTCCTTCTATCCATTTATTAGACATTGGTATAATTTTATCAGGTCGCTTCGTGCTGTTCTTCTTGGCCACCCATATCTCCTCTCAGACGCTCTGTGATGCCCGTCACGGGCTTTTCTCAATGTACCCTAAGATACCCTACCGCTTCTTCTTAGCCTTCTTGTAAGCAGCATACCCTTTCTTGGTGTAAGCAAAATGTTTAGTCTTGCCTGATTTAGTTTTCAACTTTGGCATATAAGCCCCTCCTTATATAACTAGAATATACCCTTCGGTTTGTGGGATAGACATATATATAATAAAGAAAACAGCGGGGGGTGCCCCCCCTGAACGTACACCCCCACGGTCTCACGAACGGATCGACCTCGACGGCTTCCGATACGACGGGTCGCCTATGCTCCCGGTACAACGGGTCGCCCAACAGCAGAACAACGGCAAACTAATTACACAGACCTAGGGTATTCGCGATACGGCAGCTCATCCGAAACAACGGGTGGTAATGCTCAGGGTATCGTGTGAGTGTGTGCGATTAATATGATTTACAGGTAGGTTACCAACAGCGTGTCTTCGTAGTAACAGTGTACTCGATCGGATCGAACGGCGTAATCGGCTCAGTTAGTTCCATTGTTGCCTTTGTTATAGGCAGTATCGCCAACAGCAGTTCTTGTTGTAAGGCCTGGATTCTACGAGGTCATCAGGCGGAAGATGGGCGATGCAGGAAAGAGTCACTTTATAGGCAGGTTTGCACACGTGGTTTTGTTTGACTCCGTGGTAATCTTAGCACTCGGGCAGATTGTCAATTTTTACCAAGATGATCTCTTCAGTGGCTAATGAGATGACCGCCGTCTGCGGACGCGCAAGGAGTTTTCTATGGAATTACCAAATTGGATGCGGGACAAATGGCTTGAGGAAATTCGTATTTATAAAGATGGATACGAAGCACTATCCTATCGTTTGCAAGATGCTCGCGAATTTGACGGGATTGACGACCGCTTTCTGTCGGAATTAAGTCTATTAATTATGTCAATCGCCGAACAAGCCGAACGCTCTAATCTGTACTTTTGCCGTCATAAAAAAGACTCTGGACATACTTTTAGCCATGACGGTCAAAGGTTTTTTAACGAAGGTTTGCATAACTTCACAATGGAGAAAGCGGTTTTATGAGTAATCCTATCATCAAAGCAGTACCCTCGGACATCCTTGAGATGGTCAAGTTGGCGGGTTTACGCTCGTCACTCCAGAGGGCTTTAACTTGTTTTACGTCCGTTGCCTATTTTGAACGGAAGCCAGAAGTTGGTTCTGGTATTGACGGGCATAACGAGAGGCTGTCTGCTCTTGAGGCAATGGCTGTAAGCCAGGCCTTCATGATCGCGTCGGGTCGGGACGAACCGGTAGACCATAAGCAGCAGGGTCAAATCTGGAAAGGAATCGCGCAGTCGTTTGAAGAGCTCGGCGTGTTTGATCGAGACGGAACCACGCCCAACATTGTTGGGGCTTTCAAGTGGCGCATGTCTCAGGACTCAACCGAGTCTAGTTCGGACGAGGCCGATTCCATTTCCAAGGTTGGCACGCTCTCAGCGGAAACGGTCAAGAAGATGCGTGATCGTTCGGCGCTGAATCGGTTCCAACATCGTTCTCAGATTGGTGAGGAGGCGTGCAGTTTGTACCTTCACGCTGAGCCAATCTTTGACGCGGAACCGATCGGCTGGGCAGATGTCTGGGATCGGATCAAGGCGTCAGCCGAACGGGATCGTATTCGTACCGTCCGAGATGCTGACGAGTTGATCAATGACTTGTTTCTTTTGGCTAATGCTTGAGTAGTTCGGCGGAGAGTCGGCCTTCGGGTCGGCTCTCTGTTGTATTTATGCCAAAAAAATTTTTAACAGCGTTAAGGTCGGCGCAAGCGCCGTCTTCTATAACAGATGGCCAGGCCTAGCCAAACTTGGCATCGAGCCAGGGTTGGAAGCCTTAACAACGGTATCATTACCGCACCAATTCAGAGGCACTTAATCGGAGTAAATTGCATTTCATTGAGAAAATGGCTATACTACAGTATTTGAGAGCGGATTTTCTGAATGAAAAAGTAAATTATTTGAGGGAAATATAATGGAACTATATCGAACGTCAATGTTTAGTGGAGTCGAGCATCAGATGGATTTACCGATTACTGCCGCACAGTTACGACGGTGGGAAGAAGGCGGATTAATTCAGGATGTATTTCCTGGCTTGACTCGAGCTCAACGGGAATTTATAATGTCAGGTATTACTGAATCTGAATGGCAGGATTTCTGCGATGCTATGGAGGAAATGTACAATGAATGAGAAAGACTCTTGGAAACTACAGGACAAGATGGAAAAGATCAGACGTCGAGATAAGAATCGGAAGGACACTTGGTGGTATTCTCCCCTATCTAGGGAGTGGCAGATTCGTACTACCTATGAAGATGTTGACGTTGATCCACCCGATGAGTACAATAGAGGTGAAACATGAAACCACTAACTACTGAGCCATTACTTGAGCCACCGGTTACGCCTGAAGAAAAGAAGGATGCCCATGAGTATGGTGTATTCAAAGCTCTTCAGAAGTTAAGAGGTCATTTAGTACGTGATGATGAGGTTGAGTTGGAGTTGCAGAATATGGCACTCCAGGCCGAGGAAGATGAACTCGATCGGGATATGTATGCCGCGGACGAGGCTTCCTTTTATAAATAGATTTCTTACGGAGGTTAATCATGGTTGATGCAAGAAAAGAATTGGAGACATTGCTTTCGGACTTGGATAAAATCTATCATCAAGTCGGATCACTTCTGCAAGATATGGATATAATACTAAGCGAACTTGAGGAGGAAGAAGACTTGTCTTATATGCCTACTTCAGAATCAATAGAAAAGAAGACATGAATGAACTATCTTTATTTTCTGGCTCTGGTGGTGGTGTCCTTGCTACCACTCATCTTCTTAATTGGAGGACCGTAGGTTATGTCGAATTCAATCCGTACTGTCAGCAAGTCCTCGCGCAAAGGATCAAAGACGAGCTCCTTGATCAAGCCCCAATCTTTGGCGATGTCCGAGCATTCATTGCAGAAGGATACGCCGACGCATATAAGGGCATGGTTACAGTCATTAGTGCTGGATTCCCATGTCAACCCTTCTCTGTTGCCGGCAGACAGAAAGCCGAAGATGACCCTCGAAATATGTGGCCTGCCACCCTCGATGTTATACGCAGAGTTGAACCAAGATACTGCCTCTTGGAAAATGTGCCGGGACTCTTATCGAGGAAGCACCGGTACTTTGAAACGATTCTCAAAGACTTGGCCGAGAGCGGGTATAATGCTAAGTGGAAAGTTATATCAGCAGCCGAAGTGGGAGCGCCGCATAAACGAGATAGATTATTCATCGTCGCAAACAAACTTGTGGCCGACTCCGACACAGGATTCAGCGAAGGAGCGGACAAAGAAATACGCACAAGGAGGCACGCCATTAAATCTAGCAATCAAGACCTGGCCAACACCGAGGGCCAATCAAGCAATGGCCGCAAGGATCACTCCAGAATCAGCATGGAGCGACAAGAGGTTTCCAAATCTGGAGACAGAGGTGGGTCGAGCCGAATGGCCGACACCAACAGCCCGGGATTGGAAAGACACAGGGAAGAATCTGAACCTATACAGGAACAAGAGACAGGATACTCAATTAGGGATACAAGTTCTCAGACATCCGTGGCCGACTCCAAATGCATCGGATCACCGAGACCGGGGACATCTAGGGATGCCAGCGATAGAGCGGAGGAAAGCGAAGGGCAAGCAATTAAATTTATCGATGGTGGTAAGCGAAAAGTCTGGATCACTGAACCCGACGTGGGTCGAGTGGCTCATGGGGTGGCCTCTCGAGTGGACCGACTTAAAGCCCTTGGAAATGGACAAGTTCCTTTGGTGGTTGCAACTGCATGGGAAATTCTGAAATGAAATATATATTCAGTGAGATACCTAATAACGATGAAGGTCAAGAACTCGTAGCATCAATGCGTAAGTAC